ATTACTAATGGTGGTGTACCAAAGAAGACCTTGAATATCGTGGTCGCTGGTACAGGAATAGGAAAATCTACGTTCTTGTCTCACCTTGCTTGCTCATATTTTATGCAAGGGTATAATGTTTTTTATGCGACATTTGAAATGTCAAAGGAGAAGACATCGGAACGTTTTGATGCAAATCTTCTCAACATACCGATACAAGATTTAAAGAACATACCAAAACCAGCATTTCTCAAGTCTTTAAACTCAATCATATCAAAGACTACTGGCAAACTTATAGTAGAAGAATATCCAACATCTACCGCTAGTGTGTTTCATGTGGCAAATACTCTGAATGAATTATCTCTCAAGAAGAATTTCAAACCAGATGTTATTATTCTGGATTACTTAAACATCATGGTAAGTGCCAGATTGAAGTCATCTAATAGTGTTTCTAATATGTACACTTACGTGAAGTATATTGCAGAAGAGGTTCGTGGTCTGAGCGTTATACACAAGGTACCAGTATGGACTGCAACACAGTTAAACAGAAGCGGTTACAATGCATCCGATGTTGGACTAGAAAACACTTCAGAAAGTTTTGGCGTACCAGCAACCGCAGATTTAATGCTTGCTCTTATTTCTACGGATGAATTGGAAAAGCAGAATCAAATAATGATCAAGCAACTGAAAAATAGATACAATGAAGCCGCCAAAGATAGAAAAATATTATTAGGAATAGACAGACCTAAAATGAGATTTTATGAGCTTGAAGAATCCGCACAAAATGATATAATACAGAACGTAAGAGATTTTGATAATTCAAATCTTCCAGTTAAAGATGCACCTTCTAAATTTTCTGGATTCAAATTTTGATTATGATACCCTTCCCTAATAAGAAGTATAATATAATTTATGCAGATCCGCCTTGGATGTATAAAGATAAAGCATTAGCAGGGAACAGAGGTGCGGGATGCAAATATAATTTAATGAATGACAAATCAATAGAAGAACTACCAATATCTGAGATATGTGCCGATGATTGCATTCTTTTTATGTGGGTTACATATCCTAAGCTACAAGAAGGATTAAATGTAATTAAATCTTGGGGATTTACTTATAAAACTTGTGCATTCACTTGGGTCAAGACGAACAAAAAATCTCAAGATACAATTTTTATGGGTATGGGAAACTGGACCAGAAGCAATGCCGAATTGTGTCTACTAGGTTTACGTGGCAAGATCAAAAGAAAGTCTGCATCAATCAAACAAGTTGTTTTATCGCCAATAGAATCTCATAGCAAAAAACCTGATATAATAAGAAAACATATAGTAGAATTAGTTGGTGATTTACCTAGAATAGAACTTTTTGCTAGACAAACGGAATCTGGATGGGATTCGTGGGGAGATCAATTATCAATATAAGGAGTAAACAATGAGAAGAGTTTTAACTTTTGATGACGTAGCACTAGTTCCGCAATATAGTAATATAAGCAGCAGAACCGAGCCAGATCTTTCAACTTGGTTGGTTAAGGATACTAAAATTGGTATGCCATTATTGGCAGCTAATATGGATACTGTCATTTGTGATGCACTAGCTGATGTGCTCGTTTCTAATCGAGGTTTTCCTATTTTTCATAGATTTACTGATATAGAACAACAAAGATTGTGGATTAAAAAATATTCTAATTGTTCCATTTCGACAGGATTGAATAACGATTACTTAGAAGATTTTATAGGTGTTGGTGCCAGTGTAATAACATTTGACATTGCACATGGACATTCAAAATCTATGATGCAAGAAATTGAGTTTATTAAATCAAAATATCCTCATGTTAAAATTATAGCTGGAAATGTTTGTACAGCTATAGGTACTCATGATTTAATTTCGTCTGGTGCTGATGCGATAAAGGTTGGTATTGGGCCAGGTTGTTTTACCGCTGGCACACTAGTTACAACATCTGTTGGTAAAAAACCTATAGAAAAGATTGTCGAAGGCGAAACTGTATTAACGCATACGGGTAAATACAAAAAGGTTGTAGGAACACTAAAACGAACTTCAAATGAAGGATTGATCAAAATCACAGTAAAAGGGGAAAATATTCACTGCACGCCCGAACATAAAATATTTGTTATTCCGAAACACGCAAAATCCTTGTCGAATCCGATGTCATATGCAACTTGGATAGAAGCTAAAAATTTAACAAAAGATCATTTAATTGTTAGAATAAAAAAAGAAGAGTGATAAATAGATTAAAATGGGTATAGGTCTTGGTCTATGTATGATAAATCAAATCAAAATTAATGACAAAAAATTGATAAATTTCCAAAAAGAAAAATTTTATGTAAAATTTTACTTAGAAAATGGTGATTGTTTGACTTTGCGTGAAGTGCAGAATCAACAAAATATTCAAATACTCTGTAATGGATTACAGATATGGAAAACTAGAAAAACATTTCAATCCATTTGGTTGTATAAAGAATACTACTCGAATGAATATTACAGTAAAACTAAAAATCCATTTTCTGGCAAAAAACACAAAGATTGCACAAAGGAGCGACAGTCTAAATTAATGAAAGGTAGATATTCGGGACATAAAAACCCATTTTATGGAAGAACACATAACCAAGAGACTAAAGAAAAGTTATCAAAAATTAGTTCTCAATTAGTTGGTGACAAAAACCCATTTTTTGGGAAAACGCATAGCGATGAAACTAGAAAAATATTATCAGAAAAAACATCAAAGTGGTTGAAAACTAAAAATGGTCAAGATGCACTCACAAAGGCGGTCATTGCAACTTTAAATAGACCCTTTAAAAAAACTAAAATAGAAAAAATAGTTGAGAAAAAATTAATTGAAAATAATTTGCATTTTACATATAATAAAATAATAGGAAGTAATCAATATGATTTTATAGTGCATCCGAATGTGTTAATAGAATGCCAAGGTGATTATTGGCACGGCAATCCTGAAATATATGAAAAAGAGCAACTAAACGAAAGACAACAATTCAAGCAACGAAGAGATCAAGAAAAGAAAGAATTTGCGGAAAATTTAGGATATGTAATATACTATATCTGGGAAAGAGACATATTAAACAATGATTTTAGTTCAATTGAGGTATTATGGAAGTAGAATTTTGTGAAATTGATGCAATAGACAATATTGATTTGATAACCTTTGTCTATGACATTGAAGTAGAGGAAGATCACTCTTATGTTGTTGCCGACAATTTTGTCGTACACAATTCTGCCTGTACCACAAGATCAACCACGGGATTTGGCGTTAGTCAATTCAGTGCTATACAAGATTGTAGTGAAATCGCAAATAGATTTAAAGTCCCAATCATTGCCGATGGTGGTATAAGAAATTCAAGAGATATTGTGCTTGCGTTGGCGGCTGGTGCTTCTACCGTAATGATAGGAAAGTTATTTGCACTAACTTACGAAAGTGCCGCTAAGAAAATGAGCAGAGAAGTTGGCGATAAATTTCCAACGTACATTGAAGTATTAGCAAAATACAGAGGACAAGCATCAAAAGATTTCCAAGATGAAGCTAGAGGTGGATTAAAGAAAGGTACGGTAGCAGAGGGTGAACACTTTTGGGCTCCAGTCGAGAAAGGTGCACAACAACTTATAGATGAATTGCTAGGAGGATTGAGATCGGCCTTAACTTATGGTGGTGCCAGAACAATATCCGAATTGCAAAGAAAGGCGGAATTTGTTGAAGTTACGCCAACATATCAGTCCGAATCTAGCGTCAGAAAATGATTATTTTTTTAAATCAATATGCCAAGCAAATAAGGAGGATATAATTGTGAATACTCCTCCTATTATCGCTACTAGTATTTTTTGAAATTTAGTTCTTTCGGCTTCTAGATTTTTTCTACTCTCGATTTCCAAGTTCTCAACTTGTTCTTCCATTTCTTTTAATTTAATTTCAATTATTCGCATTCTTGATGAAAGTGGATCTATTAATCCATCGCCGTGAATTATTTTTGAAATTTTTTGCCAATCTTCTCTGAGTACATCCAATTTTATGGCAATAGTTGTTATATCATTTTTGTATTGAAACGTAGAATTGACGATATGATCAATTTGTTCTTGAGTTTTTTCGTTTTGTTCTATCAGTTTTTCTAATAGTTTTTCTAGGTCGTTGTACATTTTTTGTCTATTTGTAACGGAATATAAATACAAAGAAACATTGTGTGTATCTATTTAGATTATTATCCATTTCTATTCCGAATATCATAGAGATTTAAAATGAAAACATTATCCAAAATACTAAAAGAATCAAAAGAACTAAGCGAAAGATGTTGGGACGGTTATAAACCAACGCCAGGCAAGAAACCATATGAAAAAGGTTCTTGTATGAAAGAAGATGATTGTGAAGATATGCACGAAGAATCTGAACACGAAGGTAAAAAAGTTACACTTAATAAACCATTTCGTACACCAGGCGGCCCTAAAAAGTTTTCAGTATATGTCAAAAATGACAAGGGTAATGTAGTCAAAGTTAATTTTGGCGATCCTAATATGGAAATTAAGAGAGATGATCCAGAAAGAAGAGCTAGTTATAGAGCAAGACATAATTGTTCAGATCCAGGTCCAAAATGGAAAGCCAATTATTGGTCTTGTAAGATGTGGTCCGATACGCCAGTTTCAAAAATTGCTGAAGAAGAATCATTAGATGAAGTTTCGCCGCCAGGGAAAGATTACGAAACTTGGATTAAAAAGAATAAAGCCAGATTTATTAAACAATATGGACCCGAAAAAGGAAAACAAGTTCTTTATGCTAGAGCTTGGCGAATGAAAAATAAGTTTAAAACTTATGAAAGCAATGATACAATGGATTCATTGGATAAAGAATAAATTTAATATGCACGATAAAAAATGAAATCTTTTAGCATCTTTCTACAAGAATCTAAAAATGTGCATTTAACGCATTTGGAAGATGAGATGTTTGACAAAGGTAGTCAAGGACTCTTGACTGCAATTAGATTTATAACATCAGTTGCTAAAATGTTAGCAACTTCATCGAACAAGAGTGTAAAAGTGACTACAAAGTGGGATGGTGCTCCTGCTATTGTTTGTGGTAAAGATCCTGAAACCGGTAAGTTTTTTGTTGGAACTAAAAGCGTTTTCAACAAAGTAGGACCAAAAATCAATTATACTGTTGCCGACATAAACAAAAATCACGAAGGTGCTTTAGCTGAAAAATTAAAAGTAGCACTACAACATTTGAGTAAATTAAATTTTAATGAAATATTGCAAGGCGATTTATTATTTACGGATGATAGTGTTTCGATGCAAGAGATTGAAGGAGAAAATTGTTTAACATTTAGACCAAATACCATCACATATGCCGTACCTCTTGATAGTGATTTTGCAAAGAAAATACAAAAAGCCAAAATAGGAATTGTTTTTCACACAAAATATACAGGATCAACCATAGCCGATTCTAGTGCATCGTTTGATGTGGACATATCTAAACTGAAATCAAATCCTAATGTTTGGGTTACTGATGCATTTTTTAAAGATGTATCCGGTACCGCAACATTTACAAAAGAAGAAACTAAACAAATAGCAGTAAAAATTAAGTCTATTAGAAGTTTAATGGATTCACAAACAAAAAATTTATTAAATAAATTATCATCTTCTGAATTGTTGCCATATATGCACATGTATTTTAATGCAAATGTAAAAGTTGGTTCAACGATTGGTGATGTGAAGTCACATGTAGATGGACTGATAAACTTCATAAAACAAAAGTTTCAGGTAGAAATAGATAAACTTAAAACAGAAAAGTCAAAAATTGATAGAACTTCAAGATTGCAAAATTTAATAGATTTTGTGGAATCGTCAAGAGAAAACTTATATAAATTGTATGAAATACAAAAGCTATTAATTGATTGTAAATTAATGTTAATAGCCAAACTAAAGAAAACCAAAACAGTAGGAACATTTATACAAACTGAAGATGGTTTTAAGGTGACAGATCCCGAAGGATTCGTTGCAGTCTCGAATGATAATACTGCATTGAAATTAGTGGATAGATTGGAATTTTCTAAACTTAACTTTACTGTCGCTAAAAATTGGGGCTAATATGAAAGCGGTAATGACATTTGGCCGATTAAATCCACCCACATCGGGACATCAGCTTTTACTTGATAAAGTATTATCTACGGCAAAGAAAATAGATGCTAGACCATTTTTATTTGTATCGCACACACAAGACAAAAAAAAGAATCCTTTGAGTTTTGCCGAAAAGATTAAATTTATTTCCTTGGGTTATCCAAAAATATCACCATTTATTGTAAAGGATGAATCCATAAAAACGCCATTTCAAGCATTACAGCATTTGGCTAATCAAGGATACAAAGAAATTGTTGTAATTGTCGGTGAAGATAGAGTACAATCATTTAGAGCAATGATTTTACCTTATCTAAATATTGCAGATAAAAGTAAGTCTATTGATGCGGACTCCGTTAAAGTCATAAGTGCTGGTGCAAGAGATCCTGACGCAGATGATGTTACCGGAATGAGTGCTTCAAAGTTAAGATCTTTAGCATCCTCTGGTAATTTTACTGAATTCAGTAAAGGTTTAATGTCTGGATTGAAAGCTGATGCGGCCAAATTAATGTATAATACATTACGCAAAAAAATAAACTTGCAATCTGAAGATTTTGTGTTACAATCATTCCTAGAATTTTACAAAAAGGAAGAAAAATTAGATAATAGATTTTTACCTAAACATACGTTAGAAATCGGTACTGACGAACTGGTTGATGCGTATGCTGAAATGATACCTAATAGTTTTGAAAGGGAGTCTATAGATGTCGCCAGCAGCGCAAGTGATAATGCCAGCCACTTTGAGGCACGTAGAAAATGAGGAACCTGTTGGTGACATTGATGGAACCAACACTATATTTTTTACTAAATATAGATTCTATGATGATCATTGCCAAATATATTTAAATGGTCTAAGGTTGAGACCAGGAGAGTTTCTAGACTACGTGATACCTAATGATCAAACCTTTGTCATGAACTATGCTCCATTACCAGGAGATATTTTAATAATCGACTACTTTAGAAAATAAAAGTTTCATAAATAAACGTAATCTTAAATTATGTTTGATCGATACCTTGTGTCGATTGCATATTGGCCAATGTTATGAAAATACAAACCTTATAAGGAGAAAAAATATATGGCACAACTAAAAATCCGTGGTAATACACAGATTATGTCTGGTACTATCACAAATGCAGAGATTGCATCAGATGCCGCAATCGCTTCGTCGAAGCTGGCAGATGGTAGCAATTTCTTGAAGAAAGATGGTTCAGTGGTTTGGACAGCAAACCACGATGCTGGTGGTTTTAAGCTAACCAATCTTGGTGCCGGTTCTAACCCGAACGATGCAGTTACCTATTCACAGTTGCAAGATGTTGCCGCTGGCGTTAGCGTAAAGCAGGCAGTTCGTGTTGCTAGTACCGCAAACATTGCAAGTCTTTCAGGACTTCTTACCGTCGATGGCGTATCGCTCGTTGCTGATGATAGAGTTCTTGTAAAGAATCAGACAAACCAAGTAAATAACGGTGTTTACGTTGTTGCTTCTGGTTCTTGGAGTCGTGCATCGGATTTCGATGACAGTCCTGGTACCGAAGTAAGAGGCGGAAACCTTGTATTCGTACAAGAAGGTTCTGTAAATCCTAATACTTCTTGGGTATTGACTGGTCAGTCAAATCTTGTAGTTGGTACAGACAATCTTGTATTTACTCAGTTCTCTGGTGCTGGTACACAGACATCATCGAACGTAGGTACAGGAGAAGGCGTATTCAAGCAGCTCAGTGGAAGCAATTTCGAGTTCAAATCTCTTGCAGATAGCTCTGAAATTGATGTCGTTGCAGCCGCAAACGAATTGTCGTTCTCGCTCGTCAATCTTTCGATTGCTTCCGGAAAGCTCGCTGCTGATTCGGTAATCACATCAAAGATTGCTGATGCTAACGTAACAGAAGCAAAGATTGCATCAAGTGCAGTTGTCACAAGCAAGATTGCTGACAGTGCTGTTACCACAGCTAAGATCGCAGATTCTAACGTAACAACCGCTAAGATTGCAGACTCTAACGTAACAACCGCCAAGATTGCTGATCTTAATGTTACTACCGGAAAGCTCGCAGACGATGCTGTTACTACTGTGAAGATCACCGATCTTAACGTTACTACCGCAAAGCTCGCAGCCGATGCTGTTACCACAGCTAAGATTGCAGATTCTAACGTAACGACAGCTAAGATTGCTGATAGCAATGTTACCACAGCTAAGATTGCCGACGATGCTGTTACAAATGCAAAGATTGCCGATAGTGCTGTTGATAGCGCACAAATCGCAGACAATGCTGTAACAAACTCAAAGCTCGCCGATAGTGCAGTTAATACCGCAGAACTTGCTGACAGTGCTGTTACTACAGCTAAGATTGCAGATTCTAACGTAACAACCGCTAAGATTGCTGATAGCAATGTTACTACAGCTAAGATCGCTGATAGTAATGTTACTACCGGAAAACTTGCCGATGGTGCTGTTACTACCGGAAAACTTGCTGACAGTGCTGTTACTACAGCTAAGATTGCAGATGCTAACGTAACAGAAGCAAAACTTGCTTCGGATGCAGTTGTTGATTCTAAGGTTTCGGCAAGTGCCGCTATCGCTAGAAGCAAGCTCGCATCGGGAACTGCAAGTCACGTTCTTGTGAACGATGGTACAGGCGTTATGTCTTCGGAAGCACAACTAGCATTGTCACGTGGTGGTAGTAATGCTAACCTCTCGGCTGCAAGTGCATATTCGTTCCTCCATATGAATTCCGCTGGTACAGCATTCGCTGCAAGTCTTTTGACTGCTAGCCGTGCTCTCGTATCGGATGCAAATGGACTACCTAGTGCTTCTTCGGTTACTTCGACTGAACTTGGATATCTTTCGGGAGTTACTTCTGCAATTCAAACACAATTGAATGCAAAGGTATCTGAAAGCAGCTTCATCTTCAACGAAACTCCATCGGGAACAATTGACGGAACAAACGTAACGTTTAACTTGGCTTCAACACCACTTTCTGGTAAGCTACAAGTTATGCTTAACGGCCTTGTTCTCAGACCTGGCGCTGGTGCAGACTACACCGTATCTGGTGCAGTTATCACCTTTGAATCTGGTGCACAGCCACAGTCTGGTGATGTTCTTCGTGCAACATACGTTGTTGACTAATTAAATGATTATCCACCATAACCGTAAAGGTTATGGTGGGTTATTAAAATAGACCTCTTATTGGGGTCTATTTTTTTATTGACTTATTATTAATATAATAATACAATTATTGCGTGTGTGTCCGCATATTAATGGAGAAAAATAATGGAACCAAGAGTACTCTCAAAAGAAGAACAACTAGATGTTCTTGTTAAAATTCACAACTTTTTGGCAAACTATGACCGTGTTCCTGGAGCATTTGCATCGCAA